GTCACGCACAGCAATTCTGCCCAGAGATCTTCGAGAGTTTGCGCGTTTGCGTCGTCTGCTTGGACGGCCAAAACAACGTCAATCGTGAATTGAAAAATCGCGCTGTTGGTAATCGACTCCGACTGCCGGGTTGCCTTTACAAAGCACGCTGGCAACGTCATTGCGGCGAAGTTCTCCGACGATGTGACAGTCAAGTCATTCTGAAATTCAGCCTGCAAATATCGAATGAAAGCGTCCGTGATTGCCTTTTCAAGCGTGCGAGTCGTAGTCGCAACCGCGCTTTTCGGTTCGGGTGTTGTAGAAAAGAAAATCATTTATTCACATCCTGGAGCGCGAAGTCCACTGAGACGGCATCCTGCGCCAACTCCGCAGAGACGACGCGGAAGCTGGCAGCGTCAATCGCCACCACGTCCCCTAGGTTAATTTGCTGTGTGATGGCGTTGTAGGGCGCGGTAATTACCATCGCAATTTGCGTCATAAATCCGCCGTCTCCGACGCTGTTCTCGCAACGAAATGTTGTCCGATTGGCCGAGAATGTAGAGCCTTGAAACGTGACGGTGATCGGTAGTTCCCCGAGGACGGCGGCAAAGTCGGCAGCAAAATAAGTGGCTAGGCTCACATTGTGCCGCTTTCGTCAAATTAACCCCACGCTCTTGCAGAGTCGGTGATATTCGCTGCCCCGCGTTGGCGTTTCCTTGCTCGTATTATGCGTTGCGTTTGACCAGTGGATGATGTCGCAGGGCGTCGCCACCGGATGCGTGTATGGCGAGCCTGCCACGCCACCGCAGTCGAAGTAGTTGTCGAATGTTTTGAACTGAATCCCGCTGCGCTGGAGTCCTTGAATCATTGCAATCATGGCTTCGTGCCAGTCGCGTCCAGCCATGCCGTCTTCAAGCATGTCGCCGATAATATCAGCCATTTCAGCGGCGTAGGCAGACCCTTTTGGAATGGCCATAACAACGGGTGAGACCATAGAAAGCCACGGCGTGAATGTGTAATCCTCTGCAACGATCTTTTTCGTGACAGCCACATCCATTTGCACCCATATCCCGCCGTGCTCGTGAAGGGTCTTGAATGCAAAGTAATCGCTCCAATGCGCAAACGAGCCGATGCCGCCGTTCGGGATGCCGGTGTGCGGATTGCCTGCGAATCCAACCGGCTGAACGTAGTCCTTCGGGACTTGGCGCACTTCCACTAAGTCGGGAACTCCTGCAACTTTTTGGTTTGTCCAGAGAACCGGCTTGTGCCCAGCGTCGAGTAAAAGCTGAAGCGTGAGTTTTTCCATCAAGCCAAGCTTCGGCCCGATCCAGACTGAATGCGTGGTACTCATTTGCGTGCGAGGACGGTGAGGCCGTTGCAGTTCTCGTAATGCTCCGCGATCTTCCAGTGTTCGTTGTCACGTAGGAACTCTTGGATTGCCAGATTGATTCCGGTTCCGTTGTCTTCGCCGACAACGCCAAAGGCCACCGTGTCATGAAAAACGATGTATTTGCGCGCCTGGTTGCCGTGCTTTTCGAGCTCGCCTTTCACCTGTGCGTAGGTGTGAAGCGTATCGATGAAAAGCAGGTCGGTCGGTTCGATTGTTTCAGCGTCGAGCGTGCTGCCCTGCTGGAATGTCCAGTCGATTGCAAGCTGCGAGCTGATGCCGTGCACGTTGAAAAAGTCATGCAAGTCGTAGCTGCGGAGCTTCGTGTTTGGCTTGTTCGAGAGTCCGTGCAGAAATGAGTAAGTGGACATACCTGTGCGGACGCCGAACTCTGTGACGTGTTCGCATTGCCGCGCGAGCTGTGCAAGGCGGAGCATATGCTCATTGATGTCGCCTGCGATGGATCGTGAGCGGTTAAATATGTTAATGAGTGGCCACTGTGAAACGAAAACATTCACTCCGTATTGATAGGCACGCTCGGAGTTTTGAAGGTCAACGATGGCGTCAGTCGGGCGCGTGCCGTTCATCGGGTGATCGTGCTGCCATTTCAATCCCTTCACCTGCAAGACAGGCGCTTCAAGCTGCGTGCGAGTCGTGAAATCGTTGTCGCAAAAAACGCCGTAATAATTCGGATGGAAAACGTATCCGCGCTTGTTGTAGAGCGCACGGGAGAGAACCGGATGGCACATGAGGCCGTCTTCACGGAGCGAGTCCGGCACGTAACATGCCCACTCTTCACTGCCTGCGGGGAGTTTTTGCAACTCTTCATCCCATGCCTGCGGCGGTGTGAGGTCGTCGGCAATGACGACGAGGATGTCGCCGTTTGAATTGGCGGCAGCAGCGTTCCAGTTTGCAACGCTTGAGGATGCCCAGTCAGGCGGAGGGACGCTGAGCGCGGCGGTTTTAAATTGCAAGTGCGACTCTTTATCGTCCGCCTGTATGCCGAAAATGTGTTCGACGTTCTCGGGGTTTGTCGATCGCTCAAACCATGTCTGTTTCGTGGCTAGGGCGCGGTCGGGTGTGTTTCGGGTTGCGTGTATCAGGCTGATTTTTTTCATAAAGTTTTTAATTTGATTTCAAATTTTACAACAGGGACTTGTTGGATTTTCTTTTTTTCTTCGACGATCAAAACAGGATGCGCCCAGTTGAGGTTTTCGCCAATGTTCTCGGGATCGTTAAAACCCTGAAATGATTCCATGGCCTCTTGCCTTAGTAGATCTTCGGCTTCAGCAACGGATTTAAAGGGTCCGCGAGCCTGATGGAATGCCTCCCCCATATTTTCAAGGTCAATAATCCAGAATTTTTTTTTCATTTTTTGGTTAGTGTTTCAAAGATTTTCTTTGCGCGTTCGCGTTCGATTGGATCGTTACACCGTGCATGCGTGGCGTCAATGGGAATTGGCTCAAAAGCCGGGTGATGATGAACGAAAACAACGTCACGAGCGTCCACAATCGCGCCTGCTTTCTCGGCACGAATGGTGAACTCTGCGTCCGAGAATTGGTTTTTGAAATCGGGGTAAAAGAGTCCGTGCTTGTCATAAAATTTCCGTGTGCAAATTGCCATCGGCAAGAGTTCGTCAGTGCGGTATCCGTCCGATATGCGGAGAATCTTCTCGGCATTAATGTCCAAGCGACTTTCAAGCATGTCATCCCAGCCAGGCGGGCACTCAAAGTCGTCTGAGAATTGCACGAGGATGTGGCCTGTGCTCACACTGGCAGCCAGATTCCACGCTCCGACTGAGCCGCCGTCCGTCTCTTGGCAGACCCCGCAGAAGCGTTGCAAAACGGCTGCGGAGGCGTCGTCTGAATCGACCGCAAAGATGTGTTCAACGCGCTCCGGCTTGTTTGCGCGTGAGAGCCATAGGTTCATGTTCTGAACCGCTTGCAACGGCCTCCCGCGCGTGGCGTGAAGCAGTGAGATGCGCGGGCGCGGAGCGGCGTTGAGAACCTGCATTTCGAGATTGAATGCTTCTTCCTTCCGGCCTGCCAGCCTGAGCGCCCAAGCGCGGAGTCGCTTGGCTTTGACGCCGTAATACTCGGCCTTGTGCGTCCACTGCGTGAAGGAGGGGACGGGGATCTTCTCCATTTCGTCGAGAAGCGCGAGAGACTCAACCGGCTTGCCTTCGTCGAGAAGGATGGACGCTTCCAGCGCGACGGCTTCGCGGCGTGCGGGGTCGAGTTTGCGCGCGGCCTGAGCAAAGCGAAGCGACGATTCTCCGTCCGTCATGTTGCTCATGTTCATCAGCGTTTCGTACTTGTGGACGAGATCGAGGTCCTTCATCGCGATGGCCTCCGCGCCGTAGCGCAAGGATAGGTCGCGCTGGCCGGTAATCATTTTTTCGTAGTGGAGATAAAATTTCCAATGCGGTGCGAATTGATCCTGCCATTCCAGAATCCGCTGGTTGCGCTCGTTGCTCTTGCGCTGGCCGAGTGGCGGCATGTGATGGATTTCGAGATCCCGCCGCATGTAAATCTTGATTGTCTTTGTCGGGTGGACGTTCTCATGCACCGCCCGCCACCAGTACCCGGTGCGGTATCGAAAGAATCGCTCGCGCGGTGCGCGCTTGTGCTGCTCGGGGATAACGTAATCACTGAGTATCCAGTCACACTCTGCTGGACAATCGCGGAGCGCCTTCAGCGTAGGCTCAACCATGTTGTCCTGGAGCACGTCGTCACAGTCCGCCCACATAACCCAGCCGCCTTCGCCGGTCAGGTCGTAGGCTTTTTCAAATGCCACATTTCGCGCGGCGGCGAAGTCATCGAGGTGCGGCCAATGGCGGCAGAGTGGTGAGTTGCGATATTCGCCGACGTGACAGCCGAGGCTCTTTGCAATGTCAAGAGTGGAGTCGGGTTCAAGTGCTCCGACGGCGCGGATGATGACGACATCATCACAGATTTTTTGCAGGGATCGGACGCACCGTTCAATGCGCTCGGCTTCGTTGCCGCATATCAAGCCTGCGACAAGGCGATTTTTTTGGTTCATGTTTCTGCCAAGGGAGCGATGTCAAAAGGGCAACAAAAAACCCGCTCCTTGCGAGAGCGGGTTTGATGTGAACCGTGATCTTTTACAGGCCGGTCGTGATGCGGATGATCGAGGAGCCGTCGACAACCTTCTCGGATACGTGCTGGCGCACGCGGAGGATGTTCGAGCGGCGGGCTTCGTCGCGGTAGGTCTCGGAGACGAAAGGCACTGGGCTATCAGCGCCCCAGAGGATCGTGCGTCCGAATCCACCGGCTGCGAACTCACCGCCAACTGTGTTAGCGAGTGCAAGGTAGCTGTCACCCCAGACGAATCCGCCTGAGTAAGCTTGGCCCTTCTTGGCAGTGTTGCGAGGAGCGCGGCCAACGAGGACTTTTTCAACGCCGACTGCCTGAGCAACTTCTTGCTCGGAGAGTAGGCGGGTGGAGTTCGTGGCGACTACGCCGAACATTTGA